AGATTTGAGGGACAGATTGGAGGTTATTAAAGATGGTAACAGATACTAGATATAGGACGTGGGAAGGGTATACCGTTCTCGAAAGCTGGGGCGAGCCCTATTGGAGCAATCACCAGCCTCTATCAATAGAGGATATGGAGAATAACCATTTTCAGTACGATGCAAATAGCACTGATCCTCGATTTGGGATATATTCCCATGAAGTGATAGATGGTTTTCAGCAACCATATTATACACATCGGGCTGGCGCAGGCACTAATAGCGGTGGCTGCGTAGTAATAGGAGATAGAGCATTGAGTAGACCGTATACTGCCAATTTTGGATTATTTGATGGTATATTCTCAGTCGATAGATCAGAGGCATGTACGGTCATAGGTACTGAAGCCGCCGGCGCCCCCAATCATACAGCGCTATTATTTGATTATGCCGGTGCAATTAGCCAAAGATCCCCCCAAAAATGTTGTATAATAGGGCACAGAGCTATGCTACAAGAGAGTACTAATGTTATTAATTACCATGACGTTGTAGCAATTGGTCCTAATGCTGGGATGAATTCGAATGGGATTTCCAGTTGCGTCATTATAGGTAGAGATTGCTGTACGGACCTAATTGGAGAGCCTTACGATTTTGTTGCAATAGGAAATAATATAACTAAACCAGCTAGTGCACCATATTCATCAAATTGGCTTAATATAGGGGATAGAATACAGAAAATGGGCAGTGCATATGGAGTAGTTCTGGGGTTATACACAACAGGAGTTGGTCTGGGTGGTGGAAATGGATTATATATCATAGGAGATCTTTTAGCTACGGGTAATGTATCAGCATACTCGGATATAAATATAAAGAAGAATATAAAAGAAATAAGTAACCCATTGCATATTATTAATAGTATTAATGGGGTTACATATACTCTTAAAAGAAATAATAAAAAAGGTGTGGGGGTTCTTGCTCAAGAGGTAGAAAAAGTGCTACCTAATGCGGTCAGAACGGACCCTGAGGGCCTAAAATACGTTAGTTATAATAGTATAATCGGATTAATGATTGCAGGGGTTAACGAACTTAGTGCTAGATTAATAAAATTGGAGAATGCATAGATGGCTATACAAGGCATTTTTATACGAAATAGGGGGGAGTTGGTTGAGAAAGCCTATTACAAGCTCCAAGACACTGAAATAGTGGATGAAATAGAGCAAATATATTGTGTGTACAAATTTAATGTATACTGGGATCACTCAACTAGACGTCGTAATATAGGGGATTTTTATAAGGGTGAAGAGATACAGGTATCGGAAAATATACCAAAAGAAGAATTCGTAACCCTTAGTAACGACCAATTATTAACTAGAGGGTATGAACTGTTTAAACCTACATTAGTAGATAACTTAACTAACGGCAGAAGCCCTAGGGATCTTTTTAACTTAGAAATAACAAATAAGCTTATTCCTGGAATACTGGAATATATAGGAGTATAAATAATGATTGAAAAAGAATTTTGTATTACTGAGCCCTCAGATAGAGTAAAACAGCTAGGAGTGAAGTAATGGCAATACCAGCATCAGGTGAGATTAGTTTAAGCGACTTTTACGGAACAACGCAGGGTGTAGTAGGAGCAGCAGGAGCAGCAGCACCCCCTCCTCCTGCTACATCAGGGCTTATAGGTAATATTTGGTTCCACTATACTCCTATTGGCACTAGTTACAGAGGGGACTGGCAGGTAATGGAGATTACATTGGGGTCATACACAACTGATTTTGGGATTGGCAGTAGTTCTGCTACCGGCTGGAAATATCAAGTATTGTCTAATACAACTATTAGTCCAGGTACTTTTGGTACCGGAACAAGTATTATCTCAGGTACCGGTGTACATAGGGTTAATTGGGATGCTAATGGCACGCCCTCAGGGTCCACTGGAGTAGTTGATAATGGATATTTATATGCGGAAACCTCGTCTGGATCGAATGCACAATTTGTTATAAAAAGCCCAGAAATAACATTAACCTCAGGTACCTCTATTGCTTTGAGACTAGTATATGGCAGGTACGGAAGTAACATTGGAGCATGTAAAATGTACTGGCGTTCTACAGACTTAACCACTAGCGACGTATTATTAACGACTACTGCGACGTCATCAACTAGTGTAGCTTCAGCTACTACTAGCACAGTTAATTTATAAAGGATAAAATATTATGGCAATACAAGGAATTCATTTAAGGAGCCCAGAATTACTAGACCTAAAGGCCTATTTCAAGCTCAGCAATTTTAATATTCTAGAGGACTCCGAGGGCGTTGTGCTATGTGAGTACTACTTTAATGTGTACCCCAGTGAGGAGGTTCGGGCAGAAGATATAGACAGCTACCTAAGAGATATGGCCATACATGTTAATGAGACGATGCCTAAATCAGAGGTTCTACTTCTAAATAACGCTCAGATGTACATGAGGGGGTACGCTTTACTAAAAACTACTCTGGATACTATCCTGGAAGAGCCTGCAGAAGAGGGGAGACTTCAGGCACTAGTAGCCGAGTTCCCGAACTCTCTAGAGTACATAGGAGTATAATATGACAGTACAAGCAAGTGGTACAATAAAAATACAAGATTTAGCTACAGAGTTTGGAGGGGTGGCGCCGCATAGCATGAGCGAGTATTACTTAGACGGAGACTATGTAACAGGAGATAATACACCGCCAGCAGGGGTGGACATAAGCACCAATTTTTACGAGATAAGCAATAGATTTGTAATTGATACTACCTCATCCGACTATACTGGACCGTATGATGTAGGGGAAGTACAAGTTAGTCATGTTGGAGGGGGAAACATAGCTATAGGGCAAAAGGTTACTGCATCTACCACGTACACTAATGATACCCCCGTAGCAGGAGTTCAGATTTTAGACTCTACAGGTACTATACTACTCAAGTCCTGGATCTTCAATGCCAGTACCGGGTCAGGGGAAGCGTGGTATACAATTAATGCGCAGATCACAGGTAGTAGCACTATTGGGTTTCCTGCTACTCTTGCTCAGGCGAACGCATATTCTTACGCAACGGTGACTACTTCAACTAGCGTAACTAAATTTAGCTACACTAGTGGTACAGGGTCCTCTTTTACCGGAGCGGCCGGAGGTATAGGGGATTACTGGAAAACCAATATAGCCACTTTAGGGGATGCTCAGATAGCTCAAGAGGGGGCTAAGTACTACGCATACAGGGAAACAAGTGGTTCTGCTAGGTACTCCGGAACATTTATGTTTGGCCCTAACTATAATTTTAGTGGTGGAGAAAGGATTAGAGTCATACACCTACTAACTGGACGTAGTAATTACCCTCAGAATCCAGATGACTCGTTATACATAGGTATTATGTAATAAATCTCAATTTTATTAGAAAAAAAGAAAATAAGGAGCGCCACAATGGCAATACAAGGACCGTACACTGCTTTAGATAAGCAGGCATACCCTAGAGCATATTACAAGCTTAAGGACATAGAAATTTTAGAGGAAGAGGAGGGTTTGGTTACTTGCACGTACAGTTTTATGATGTACCCCGAGGCTTACGACAGAAAAGGGATTGAGGGAAACCAGTTCAAAGAGGACCCTATATCTGTATGGGAGAATATCCCCAAAGCATCCTTTATATTAATGGACTCTGTTAAATTATGGAGTAGGGGGTACAACTTACTATTAGAAGGGCTTGAGGCTGAAATGACTAGTAGGCCTGTCCTAGAACCTTCAATATTTATCACTAAACACCCCGAAGTATGGGAGTATTTAAAAGTATAACCTACAGAGTAGGGTAAAACACGTCATAGGAGAAAATTATGTCAGAAGTAAGATTAGTAGAGAGTGGAGTATCATTTACAGATGAGACTATTCAGGTATCTACAGCATTCAATTTAAAGCAGATAAGTTCTAATACTACTGCATTAAATAAAGACTTTATCATAGTAACGGGCAACAGCCCTCAAGTTACTATTACACTGCCTACATCCCCTGTAATAGGGTTTATGGTAAAACTAAAAGATGCAACAGGATTAGCGGATTCTAGTCCTTGGTTAGTACTAGCGCCGGGTGAACGTATCAACAGCTCAACAATAGTAGGAGAGACTTTAGAATTTGATATGAAGTACAGAGAGATAACTATGACGTACGTTAGTTCCGTAGTAGGCTGGAGTACTTAAAATGCAACAATTAAGCCAATACGTTACTAAAGTGCTAGGAGCGGCCTCCTTAACAGTACAAGTACCTCTAGTGGGGGCAGTACCTTCCACAAGGGAGGCATTAGTACAGCTACCTAACGGTGTAGCAGGGCTTAAAACAGCACATCTATCTGAATTAAATGTAGGAGTACCTATAGGATATAAAGTATCAGCAGCTTTCGGCAATATAAGGGACTTTAGAGTTCTAGTGGAGCCAGAGGCAAAACAGTACTTCACATTAGTGTACTTAGACTTTAACTATAAACTGTGGGTTGTAATTAACAAAGTTATGCCTGATAAAACTATTCAGGAAGGTTTACCTACTCAGTTATTTGGGGACTGGGCTACGATAGCTAACTTCCAGGCCGCTTTCGTTATGGGAGCACCTGGAGTACTCAGCGTAGCTTCCAATAATATAGCTGTAGCCAACGCAGGTAGACTGGCTACATACATAGTATCCTATGATACTCAAAGTGTAAATATTGTTAGTACTGTAACTCTACCAGAAGGTCTAGATTCCGCTGGGTACGCCTCGGGCCTTATAACATTTACTAGAGGATTTAATGAGTTAGACGTTATTATGACATATGGCCATTCTCATCCTAATATGATATTCTGGAGTACAAATGCGCTCTACTCTATATCTGATATAGGCAATATTGTACCGATAGAGGTCACTCCTCTTGACCTACGTACGAAAATAATTGCAACCCCTGCAGTTAATATTAAGTACCCAGAAGAAGACCCTTCGATTATCAGATGTGCTGTATATAACGATTCCCCTAGTAGCTATTATCTAACTATAGGTGTAGATAGGAATACTGCTTTTTTAAGTAGCAGCAACGGCAATGAAATTGATAGCTTAGTGATTAAGTTAGATAGTAGTACGTATTTACAGGGCTATGTTAATACGGTTTCTGGTATGATATTCACACTACGATTAATATCGATAGAAAGGATGAACTATTTAGACCCCGGTGCTAGTATAAAAGCGCTTCTACGATATTCCACTACTTTATTATACCCATTTGCCTCTACTGAGATAGAGGCCCTTTCTGGGACGCAGATGTCCAAGGTACCGGGAAGTTCCAACAAAATTATACTAGCAGGTTTTAGACTTAATGGTACAGGCACCAATAGGGATTTGGTGGCTATTACGGGCTACATAAATAAAGCCACGGGGATTATAGAATTTAGCCCAACTAGAGTTATCATGGAAAATGTAACTAATACATCAGGGGTAATAAGCTTAGAGTACCTACCTTCCAATACTAATGAGGCAGTTGTTTGTTGGGCCCCTGCAGAGGACTCGACATTAGCGGATAGGGGCACAAGATGTTTCACAATAGTTACGGGTTTAGATTATTCTGCCCTACTAGGTGTAGTATCCCCCCTAGGGGCCCCCGCAGGATACATTAGTATGAATAGTCTCGGGTCTAGTACGCCAGGAACTGCAGGACTATTGCAAGGGGTTTGCTATATAGACCCTGATACTCACCTACCTTCTTCCGAACAATCCAGTAAGGTTTTAGGAATATATGATAAGATAAATAATAACTTACTTTTAAAGGAGCTATCTTATGATTAAACTTTCTGATTATGTTACATCATTCTTCACCGCAGGGGACTTAGCGTCGGTAAGCCTATACGACACTATAGGAACTTTTACAGAAAGTTCACCAATATCTTTAGTTAGAACAAACTCTGTGTTTAACTGGGGTGCGTATTCCTCTACTAATAGCTTGGTTGTGACTCCATATAGTGATGCTATAAGCCCCTTACGTGTACCCGTACCTATAATTACAGAGGCCACAAGTATTGCTAGAGATTCCGTTATGTCTTTACAGGACCCTGACTTAGAGATTACAGCGTACATTGATAGTAATCTTAATCTTTTAGTAACTACTCGCTGGACTAAACTTAGTAATAGTGGTTCAGTGGTTACATCATCGTATGCCCCTACTACTATATATACTTCTATGGCTCCTAATACTAATGTTAGTATTTGTGCAGCTCCAAAGGGATCACCCGACTATGGTAGCTTTATAGTTGCAGGTGTTACAGAGAATACCCCCGGGGATTATAGAGCCAGGGTATTTAAAGTAGGTATAGATTCATACCAATATCTTCCTATCCTATCTCTTATATCTAGTAGTAATACGGATGCGGGCGGTTATACAGGAGTGGATCCTTACTTATACATAGATGTGGAAATTACGCACCAACAGGATATAGACAGATATCATATTGTAGTATTACATATACTTGACTACCCTTCTTCCGAAGTACACCGAACCAACGGATCGGTAAGTAAGATGAACCTAGATACTATGGACTGGACAGGCCATTTAAGTGCCAGAATCTCCCTAAGTAGTATTGGTGCTGATGTAATTATAACTAGAGGATACTTAAGGGTCAATCCTCTAGATACTAATTCTCTACTTCTTGTAACGATAGAGTACCCAAAAGGTGGTAACTCCGATTCTGCTACTATCCAAGTTCGTAAGGTTAAAGAAGCAGAAGGTGTAACTACATACGAGTCAACTGTAGCAATATATACTAGCATACAACATGTTATAGAGTACGGGCAACTATCATCACCTAATAGTTTTTCTGTATCTGAAGTGTCTAGTACTGGAGATTTTTTAGTAGGTAGTACTAATGGTCTTGGAGAGTGCTTGCTGTCTTTAGTTACTATATCCCCTAAGGGTATGAACGGTGCTGCTGATGTTAGAGTTGATAGCCACACTCTTAGTACTAGCTCCACTAGTACTAACAGGAGTACTAGTGTGCAGCTATCTACTGTGGATAATAAATCCTTTTTGTACATTATAACAGATGGTAGTACATATACTAAGTATTTAAGAGGGAGTATTACAGAAGATAGTAATATCAGTTCAAGTCTTCTGGACTCCTATTACTCTCCTTGGTACGATTCAAGTACCCAGCCAGGACAGCCCGCCTACTTATTATTTCACTCAGAGGATATAGGTAGGTTTTATTATGGAACTTCCGTATTTACAAAAGTAGGTAAATTACGAGAAGCTACAGATAAAGAAAACTTGGGGAAACTAGGAGGCTTTGTTTCCTCCGTACCTACGGGACCTATTAGGCCTATCCTGCCCCCTAGTATACTCCCTTTTGCAGGAGCAGTTGCAGGTGCGGAGTACTATATCAATGAATTAGGTACAGGGATTACAACTTCTGTGCCCTACATAGGAGCCCCAAAGGTGGCAGTAGGACTAGACTCCTCAAATATACAATTATTAAAAGGAGTTTTTTATGATTAAATTATCCAGTACTATAATAACATTAGACGAGTCAAATTGGGGGGCAAGCGTAACTACATCAGGTAGGCCTATACATTCTTTTCCTTGTGATGCATCTCTAGCGGAAGGAGCCCCCGTGTTTAGAGGTATATCTTCTCAAATAGAAGGGTTTATACCTGGAGCTCAGGATGTTGAGTGGCTAACTAATGAAAGTACCGCTTTAGACCAGTTCAGTAATTCTGATAAAATAGCATCCAGCGTGTGGGTATCTTCTAGGCACGCAATACTAATGTACGAAGGACTAGTTACTCGGATACTTACTATAGAGGAAGACGGTAGTTTCTCCGTTACTAGTGCTCAGAGCCCTTGGAGTACTTCAACGGGGGTGCCTGGGTCTATGGCGTATATAGATAATCAGTTAGTATTCTCGTATACTACTAGCTGGCAAACTGCGGATGCCTTTGTGCATGTATGGGAAGTTAGTTTTGATGTAGATGGAGTACCCTCTTTACCTAGCCGCAGCATAGCTAATGCTACCCCAATTGATAGTAGCATGAGGTCGGGCACGTCAGGGAACCTAAGGGTTCATAAAATAGGTACTATTACGTTTTTTACAACTGCAGCATACTACTGGACCCCGGGCTCGGGGACAGACCCTGCACGTAAATCCTTATTATTCAGCGGAACCATTAGTGCTAGCGGAAGTATTGAAAACACTGCCAAGAACTTCATATACAATATAAATGATGATAGATTCCAGAGTTTCAATACTAAACTAGTGGGTAATACCGTACAAGTATTAATGGCAGCACAGTTTGATGACTATTCTAGAACAGAAATGTTTGGTAACGTATCCACACCGGTTTTAGGGGTACAAGTCTTACGATTAGATATTGTAGTAGACCCTTCCGCACCTTCTACTATTACTTATGGCCCTCTGCTGGAGGGGTTGTACAACGGTGATACAAGCCTTTCACCATATCGCCACATCGGCGTCTCCTGTGCCATGGACCCCTACAGTTTAGAGGTAGATAGATTTTTTGTATTCTGGTATGACAATACAACCGCCGCTTCAGTAGTATTAAAGTTTAGTTACTATGAGGGGGACGGGTCTAGTGCTTATACCCTACTAAGTAGTGGGGAGTATACTATGCCGGTGGGAAGCTACTTTATATCATCGAGTAAGGTAGGCCTAGTGGTTAGTGAACATGCCTTGCACCTAATAGGTGAAGTTTCAAATGCAGGGTATGACAGAATATTAGTTACTGTACCTATTATAAGAGAAACTAGCACTCTAGATGTAGGTAACCTAAGTATGCAGACTATATCCAGTGATGTACGTAATGCATACAACTATGGGAACGGGTATTCTATAAATACTTTTGTACCTGCGGCTAATACTTACCTGGAGTTACTAGAGATAGGGCAGAAGGATATTAGTACCGCTGGTTTTAATAGAGTTAGGATTGGGGACCTCCCCTCAAATGCTAATAAGTTTTTAGGTATAAAAACTAACTCAACTGGAAGTACTACCGCAGTAGTACTTCTGGGGGGAGGTTTAATAGAACACCCTGATGCTGTTAGTCTTTTAGGAGGTAGTGTATCCAATGTGTACGTAGGCCCCCCAGGTACTAATATCAGTAGCACCGGGGAATATAGAATAGGAACGCTACTAGAAGGTAGCAATATATTATTTAGTAATAATATAGTAAAGGAGGATTGACATGAAAATCATTACAGATAAGATCACTAAAGTGGTATGGCACGTGGCCGAGGAAGACGCAGAAGTTATACTAAGTCGCTGGGGGATAGAGGTAGGAGGCTATAGTTCCTCTACCTTAAGTAATAGTAGTACTAAAGTGTTTGAGGGAGTGGAGAATGTCCCGGAGGACTGGCAGCCCGGGGGGTGGAAGTATACAGGTATCTATTGGATTAAGATCTAGTCCATACCCAGTCGCTTTTAGAGCGATCAGTCAGCCAATCATCTAGCTTGGCCAAATAGAACCCTTCCGAGTAATAAAGGTGCCTATAGTCGTTAACTGGCTCCTGTAAAAACGCACAGAACCACTTACTCCTGTCAAACTTAAACACAAGTAAAGGGTGCTCAGCTTCATTCTCTCTTTGCTCCCTCAAAGTTTGTTCCCACCACTCTACTATCTGAGGGGTTTTACCCGTTAGTAGCTTACTAGTAAGGTGGTCATCTTTATAGTGCTTTACTTCAACACTATACTTCATAAGTTCCTTAGGGATATAGACATCCCCTTTTAGCCCATGCTTTGCATCAAGCGCACCAGATAGAGGTATTCTCTCCCAGTTCCACCCTGTTTCTTTCCTTAACACTATGCACAAGGCCGACTCGGCCCTGCTGCCTTTCGCCTTGCTTTTATTTGCTACTGCCATTCTAACCTCGATATCTTCTCTTCCTTAATCACATTGATCTTAGTAAGTAGTGGGTGGGACCAGCCGTGGGACACTAAGAAAGTATTAAGGTCGTGTTCTTTTAGTAGAACCTCAATTAGCTTCTCTCTTCCTTCATCGTCTAGAACTCCTATTACTTCATCCAAGAATAATACATTGATTTTAGACTTAGATAAGGAGCTCATTAGCTTTCTAATAGCAAGTAGAGTAGAAGTGTTAACTCTAGCCAATTCTCCACTACTTAATGCAAGTATATCGATATCCTTACCATCATCACTAATAACAACATTGAGCTTATCATTAGTAACAACAAACTCTAGACCAAAGCGTCCATCAGACAGCTCGGCCAAGTACTGATTTACTAAGTCTTCTAAGTCTTTAACTAGATTTTCAATTTTATAGGCGACCAAACCATTAGTACTGAAGGCTTTCTTTAATACTTCCAGATTAGCGTAAACGTCGTTAATTCTCTTTAGTTTTGCCTCCTCAGATAGCAGCTTCAGCTTAAACTCTTTTACTTGTTTAACTAAGTATTCTAACTCTGTATTAAATTTTGTAATCCCATTATTCTTAGTGGATATATCCCTAATCTCTGATTGTTTCTTAGAAATCTCAGAAGTAAGTTCTGCTATCTCATATACTAACTCTTGTTTATCTTCTGTTTTGACTGGTAGTTTAGAGTCAACTAAGGCTGACAGCTTTTCGAAGTCTTCTATTACTTTTTGATGTTTCTTATACTCCTGTAACTTGCCTTTTAATTCAACAATTAATTCTTGTGCCTCACTTTTTCTAGAAGTATGTTCTTCTATACTAGAGGTCTGTACCTCCTTTAATTCTTTAGTCTTAGAGGCATCTATACTTTGCATACAAGTAGGGCAAGAGTCCCCGAGTACAGCAAGCTTCTTTAGTACTAAAGAAGCTTGCTGTACTAAAGTATTTAATGAGGCGACCTCTTCTTTTAACTCTAAAATGCCTTCTGGACGGGTTACCTCCCGAGTAAGCTCCTCTGATGCTAGTCCTTCTAGTTGAGAGGTATACTGGTTATTCAAGTTAATCCTATTATTAATCGCTATAATGTTATCAAGTTTAGACTGTACTAGAGCCCTTGTAGCTATAATATCTTCTGGAGACTCCGGTAATTCAATCAATGGCTTCTTAGTAGTGCTAAGAACTGGGTTGGTACTAATCCAAGATTTTACTGTATCAATACTACCTCTAATCTCAGACACTTCTGCAGCAGCTTCTTTATGGGCCTCTTTAAAGTTGCCAAATAAGTCTAAGTAATGGTCTAAATTTAATAGTTCGATAAGAAACTTTTTCCTATTAGTATCCGTTGCAGTTAAAAATTGTAAGGAACTAGTAGTGCTTTGATATACTAATTGACTAAATGTTTTGAAATCCATGCCTATAATCTGTGCTAGGGTCTTAAAAGTATTAGTTGCAGTATGGGACGAAATATCCTCCCCTTCACACTCTAATAGTACTTTGATACTAGCTCTTCTATCTATTTTTATAGAATACTGCTTGTTCTCTGCCTCAAAGTCTAAGTAGATGCTGTATCCTTTCTCTACATAATTTCTATTAACAATGTCTATTTTCTTTATACCTTTAGAATTTTTATTGTATAAAGCCTCCTCTATTAGTAGAGGGATCGAACTTTTACCCGTACCATTGGTACCTACTAACTGTATAATTAAGTCTTTCTCTAAGTCTAGAGAATTATTATCCCCATAAGAAAAACAGTTAGACCACTTTAGTTTTTTAAGTATAATCATGAAATACTCCTATAACTTCTTTTACTTTCTTTTCATTTAATCCCATAATAAACTGTAAGTATTCTGACAGTTCATCTTCTAATGTCATATTAGCGGTTAATATAAGGGCTGAGTCGTTGTGTCTCTTTATTAACTTTTTATCTAGTAACTCATTATCTTTATCTACTTTAACTAATTCTGCCACATCCCCTTCTAGCTCGTATATAGTGTGGTGGTAATTTGTTTTAATCATTTGATCAGGGTGGCTAACTGTCTGTCTAATAAGTTGGGGCAACTTTAGCTTTAGCCATGACCACTCCATAGTGTCGCTTTCAAATAATAGTACTCCTGTATCTACAGGATTTCTATGAAAAGATGTAGTAACAGGACTTCCAGGATATACTATATTACCCTGTGAATTAGAGTGAGAGTGTAGGTCACCTGCAATAACTAGTTCCCACCTCTCCAGTTTTTTCAAGTCTATTTCAGGGCTTACGTGCGGGGGGATCTCTCCTCTAACGTGAGTAAATAAAGTCCTACCACTAAAGTCCTTAGGGTCAAACTCTTTTAGTTTATTATAAGGAATAAAGTCCATATCTTCTAGTTTATAGTAATCGTCTATAACTTCTACTAAAGGGTTTATAGCTCTAGTAACTTCTTTTAAGTTAGTAAAGAAGGACGTATCCTTCTTTACTGCTTCATGATTACCGGGGTAGATAATGGTCCTTATACTAATATCTTTTATGTACTTGAAGTATAGACTTAACTCGTCTAACGTAGGCATCCTATCAAATATGTCTCCCCCTATGACGTGTAAGTCCACTGTTTTCTCTAACTTGTATAGTTCTGCAAATAGTAGCTCGTACCTATTAGTCGCCCACTCCCGTGGTACGCTTTTCTGTCCTAACTTAATGTGCCAATCTGCTGTAAATAAAATTTTCATTGGTTGTTTCCTTATGCGATAAAAAGCCCCTGTTACGGGGCCTCTCCTTATGCTACTTAATTATAGTAATTCAGCAACTTCCTCTGCAACTTCTGCTGGTACATTAGTTGGACTAACATTCTCTAGAATTCTTGTTTCAATGAACTCCTTCTGTTGGTCTGCTGTTGGACGGTTAATAACATCGTCAATATTAGGTAGTTTTTTGATAGCTTCTAGTTCTGCGTCATCTAGTGGGCGAACTTTACACTTTAGTACTTGTAAAGTGTACTCTACATTAAACGGTAGTGGTCCGGTCTTTTGCTTCTTGAAAGCTAAGTCCCAGCCAGTTGTTGTATCTGTAGGGTCACCTAAATCTTCTGCTGCAACCATTACTGCTTCAAATAACTTCTTTTTAAGGTTAAGTACTTTAACCTTACCATCATCTGGGTCAATACACTGTACTGCATACGCCCACGAACATTTCATGTCTGTATGATAGTGTCTTACCCAATCCTTTTCAATATTTGTAAATTGTTCTTTATCTCTATCAAACCCTAAACATTCCATAGGAACACGTTTACCGTCTGCTGTTGTT